AATGGTAGCAGATGATGAACTACCCTGTGCTGTTACTTCATTTAATGTTGGGGTTGTTACATTTAAGGCAAATGATGCTGTTGTAGCGTATGAAGCTGAAATACTTGTGTCACTTGCTACGGCGTGTGATGCTGAAATACTTGTGTCACTCGCAACAGCGTGTGATGCTGAAGTAGCTAATAAAGCTGTTGTAGCAAATGATGCTGAAGTAGCACTTGAAGCAAAATCACTAATATCTGCATGTGAAGCTGATGTTGCGTATGAAGCTGATGTGGAAGTAAGCGAGGAATCCGCGTTATTAGCGTGTGACGCTGAAACTGCATACGAAGCGGTGACTGGCACATTTAATGCGTAAGATGCTGTAGTAGCAAACGAAGCACTAATAGCATTATCGGCATTTACAGCGTGTGATGCTGAAATAGCTGTATCACTTGCTACGGCGTGCGATGCTGAAGTTGCTGTAGAAGCAGCACCAGCATTATCAGCATATAAGGCGTGTGAAGCACTTGTAGCATAGCTTGCTGTTATATCTGTAATAGAAGTGATAGCACTACCACTACCATCGGTTAATATCGAACCACTGATTTGAACCAGCGATTGGTATGTGTCTTTAATGTTTAACGGTCCTAAGTTCTGTCCCATCTTATTCTATATTTGAACCCCAAGGGTATTGTTTATACTTGCTATCAGTGATTCTTAAACCAGCAGCCTTTGCTTGCTCATAATGAGCACCTACTTTAGCATTATAGCTAAATACAATAGGTGAACGATACTGAGATCCGTAGTCAGGCCATTGTTCGTATATTTTATTTGCTGAGTTTAGTTCAGGATATAATGCTTGTTCTTCAGCAATGTATGATGATAACTTTTCAGCATAAAACTCCATTTTATTTAATGCTGATTGGCGTAAAGCATTATAAGCTGTTATGTCTACTTTTTCACTATTCTCGCCACCTGTTGGTGATAGTAAACCGTTGTTTCTCGGTCTATACATGACGGCCTCTAAAACTTCATAGTATGCCGCATATAAAAGGAAGTCCTGTATATAATCGTCTACTAATGTTTGATAGTTGCTATTTGTCCATGTTGGACCAGCATCGATTTGTGATAAAAGTGATTTATAGAGTTTAGTGCCAATGATACGCTGCAAGTGCACATCCTGAGCTACTCTAATGCCATTTTTGATCAAAGAGGTATCTACACTATCATTTAGTGTAGTAAACTCCCTAATCTTAGCTTCGCTTATAATAAATGTAGTTGTCATATTGGGTAAACGTCTTGGTTTTCGATTTGTGCTACTTTATCTGCTTGTTCAATATCTTGTTCTAACTCACTATCATCACCTATTTCAGCATCGATAGATGTTACAACATCGGTTTCCTCTTCACCATCACTAAATAACTTAAGTTGTTGAACACCTACTGTAATATCATCATATTCAGGGTATTTTGCTTCTAACAACGTATCAAATACAGATAATATATCTTGCTGGTAAGGACGAATAACAGTGTTAATCAACAGTAAATACGCGTCTACTACCTCAGTTCTACCACCTAACTGGCCCTCTGTTTTAATACCTAAAATCATAGGTGAGGTTATACGGTGAGCTGTTAATATTTTTTGAACAACTAAATCATTGATAGTTGTATAATAGCCATCAGCTCCGTTTTGTGGGATTGGAGTTACTACTGGAGCATTCTCAGGAGAATCAACATCCATATACATTAAGGAACCTGCGTTATTAGTTCCTTGGTATTGTAAACGAAGCATTCTCTCGATTGCTTCTCTCTCATCCTCATCCGCATTTGTAAATGTAGTGATTGCTAATGAAGGTGCTAATCCATTTTTGATATTGTTTACGTGGAAGTTATCTACTTCTGTATCTAAATCAATAACACGTAAAGCACCTACGTAATCAGGCAATGGATAATATTTTTGACCTGCTCTATATGGTTTATATACCCATATTTGTTTAGGCTCATCCACAGCTTTATTAGGATTGTAAATAGGAAGATATGGTAAATCTTCAATGCTACGAGTTCCGTAACGATAAGACTCACCCCATTCATCACTAATGTAATAGCCTGGGATACGACCTTTATAATCTTTTTCCTTGGCTCTTAAGTATGAAAAGTCAATATGATAAACTTCAGCTACTTTGGTGCGTGGTTTATTCCAAATAACTTCTAAGGCAAATCCACCAAATAGTTTATAGTCTTGAGCTACTTTTTTGAAGATATCATTCCATGATTCTCCATCGCTGTTTGCGGTGTCGAGCATCCATTCATAGTTAGATACTAATCCTTCACCTACTATTCCATCAACAATAGCGTTAATACAGGTATTGTTGATAGAAGAGTTGTTATATAAGTATATAAGCTCATCTGGGAAATCATTGTAATCACCAAACTTAACGTAGTGATTAGTTTTTTCCTCTTTGATAACAGTTCTCTGTGAACCGTCTTTTACAATATTAGCGAACTTTAGTTTATCCATTGTAAGTAGTATAAGTGCCGTTTTCGTTAGCAGTTATATATGATGTTATAGAACTTTCATTTGAACCACTGATCCATGCTCTATCACTGTAAAGTAATGTAACAGGTAAGCTATCACCAGCTGTATCCCACGTTTCATTATAGGCATTCCAAGCTACTGCTACTTGATTCCATACAGCAGCTACTTCTTGTTTTATCCAAATACCAATGTCATATTGACCTGTTGGTGTAGGAATAAGACTACCTGTAGCTGTAAATGTTAACCAGTTGTTATACTGGGTGGGTGCTGATGTAGTTGTTAAATCAAATGTGCCATTAGATTGGTCATATGATTGACTGTAAACAGCAACTAATGAACTATAGTAACCTGAACCTGTATTTACAGTATCAAGGTATACAGCATTAGTATTTGTAGCTTGTGATTTATTAAACTGTAGCATCGATTAGTAGTATAATATACTAAAGGAGGGGGCATGACGCACGCCATAACCCCCTTTCTTTAGTTGAATATGTTAAACGGTAATACCGCTCATTACACCTGCTAAGCTTCCGCTGATTTCAGAAGCTGGTTCTGGTTCTTGACCAGTGAAGGTTAAAGAATAGCCATTTAAATCGCCATATGCGGTGCCACTAGCTCCTGTTCCGGAGAGTAACTGCATACCTCTATCTTGACCTAATAACCAGTAGCGACCAACGCCATCTACTGTTCCGTTATTAGTTTCAACGATAACTTTAAGGTTAGGATTTTGTGCTAATACTTTAACTTGGTTACGAGTAGCTGACTGTAACTTGAAGAATACAGCGTTAACTGTTTGCTCATAGAATACAGTTCCGTTTTCAGGAGTTGATGTAATCGCCTCAGTGAAATCACTGGTTTGACGGAACAACTCGAACTTGAAGAACTCACCACTACCACTAATACCATCGATTAACCCTTCACTTACTGTTGTTACAGTGTCGATTGAACCAGATAAGATGTATAAGTTTGTAATACCACCCGTATTGTCTCTACAACCGAGGGTAAATCCTGATGTAATATCACATGTTGCCATATTATTCTGGTTTTATAGGGTTAATATTAGGCGAGGTCGTTACTTACCCAGAACTCCGGATATGCAACATTAACACCAAGTTTAGTGCTGATTCTATGCTTGATCTGATCTGAGTTTATGTCATACCAAAGCTGGAACTCGCTGAAGTCGCTCATTAAGTCAGTTCCTGCAACGATTTGCTTGGCTGGACCGAGAACAACACGGCCAGAACCTTGTAAACCTACAGTTCCAACAACTTTGATTCCAGGGTTAAATGGATAAGCCATTTCGAGGATACCACCACGATTCTCGATAGAAGATGGGTCGAAGTAGTAAGTGTTAGCAGCACGTAAACCAGCTACATAAGCGCGGAAGTTAGTTACACTCATGAAGAATGTAAGATCATCACGGTCAGCTACGTCAGATGGAGATAAACCGATCATGGCATCCATGATAGTTAAAGCTGAAGCAGCATTGAATGAACCAGTGATTGAGTTGTCAGTTACAACACCAGTAGTAGAACCGCTGATGATAGCTTTTAAGCCATCAGACTCACATGTTCCACCGAAAGTAGAAGCTGAACCTGATACTTGCTGCCAAAGGAACTGATCGTTAGCCTTTTGAAACTGGTTAACTAACAAGCCTGAGTAGGCGTTAGCAAGAGCCCAAGTCTCGTTGTAAGAACCTGGCTCTAAAGATGAGATACCGAGATATTTTTTATCAAGGTCTTTTAAACAGATACCATCGAAAGATGTTCTTGGACATACAGTGATGTTTCTCTGTGAGAAGGCAGCAGAACCAGAAGCGTCGCTTACGCAAGTTCCGTTTTGAATGTAAAGGCTTACTTCAAAAAGGTTGATTGGCTCCTGATACTTAACTCCTTCTTTTACGGTGATATATTCCATAGTGGAACCACCATATACTGATTTAACGAGTAACTCACCGGCTACTTCGTTGTTAAAATCAGTTAAAGCAGATACATTTAAGCTCATTTTAATCTAGATTTATTTATTATTTCTTTTTATTTTTAATCATATCAAGCATGATGTCCATATTTGATGAAGTAAAGCTCTTAGGCTTCTCAACAGCAAACTTAGACTTATTCATACCTGTAGTCACAGTAGGTTCAGTAGCTGGGAGATTTTCCATCTCTTTTACTTTACCTTCTAACTCAGCCATTTTTTCTTTCATTTTGGCCATTTCTTCTTGCATAGCTTCGGCAAGGGCTTTAACGATTTCTTCGGCATCAACAGCTTCAGCTACAGCTTCATCAACAACATCTGCTACGGCTTCTTCAACCACATCAGCTACTGTTTCTTCTACTACTTCAGCTACTGCTTCCTCTTCCATCATTTCTTCCTTCACCATTTCTTTCTCGCCATCGGCTGACATGATTTCCTCTACAACTGAATCCTTGGTTACGATACGCGTTCCATCTTCTAAACGGTGTTCACCGTCAGGAGCGTCCATTTCCTGTCCCTCAGTAGTAACAACAGTTACTTTATCGCCAACTTGTAACGAATCACCAGGGAACTTAAGAGTAAAGGCACCATTTTCGTCCTTTAACTCACCAAAAGTTTCTTCTGTAGTGTCAGCTTCAACTAGATTGAAATATTCCTTAACAAGATTTTTTAAATCTTCACTTGTCATATTTGTTGAAGTTTAATGGGGTTAATATACAATATTACTCTCTATACATATCATCGAGTGTAAGGTTAACCCTTATTCTTTGATAGTATATGGATTTGATAGCTGGGCGTAACAAATCGCCGCAGCTTGTCTATTATCATATTCGCTGGATAAATCAGCAATACAACGTGAAATAAACTCATCACGTGATTCTCCAGCAGTTCTTGAAGGGATT